GGTGATTCGCGTATGATTGCTATGGCAAGGTTTGATTCTAAAGATGTAGAACGCCATCCGGTCGTAAGGGAGATATTAAAACTTTACAAAGATACTGATATCGATTAATTGATAGTGAAACCCAAAACCGCGTAGTATTCGACCTGCATCGACTACGCGGTTTTTCTTTTATTGTAGCCGTGCCAACTTCACTAAGCAAGCCGCAAGATTGATCTCTGGATCAGCGATCAGTGCATGATCAACTAGACCTTGTTTGATAATTAACAATGCGCTGTCTTTTGTCTCTTCATCTTTACCAAATAAATCCAGATTGTTGTACATCCATGTAAAAATGTCTTCCATCTCTTCTGGACGAGCACGACCACACAGCAGTGTTCTTGCTTCTTTAATCTTGCCCTTTTTAAACAACTCAACCATGTCAATTTTGTAATCAGCAGCGCCTGCTTCACCTGATGTGGGAGTCAGTAACTTGCCTTCTGTAGTATTTTGTTGAACCATATTGATACATTTGCGTAGATCAGGATAAGTTAATTTTACATAAGTGTCAAGGGTATCAAGATCAAACTCTACGTTTTCAGTTACAAGAATCGTAGCAACACGAGCAGTAAATTCTGTTTGATCAGTCTTGTCCACATGAAAACCTTGACAGCGACTATGCAGAGCAGGAATAATTCGATTGGGATAATTGCAAGTTAAAATAAATCTGCTATGGTTGCTGTAGGCCTCCATGACTCCACGCAAGATGGCTTGTGCATTGGGAGTCAAATAATCTGCCTCGTCTAACAACACTACTTTGAATGGTCCAAACGGAATCATCTGTACAAAATTTGTAATTTTATCACGAACAGTATCTGTACTGTTTTCACGGCTTGCATTAATTTCTAATACATCAAATGCTTCGATACCCAGTTCATTACACAGTACCTTGGCCAATGTTGTCTTGCCAATACCAGCAGCACCACTCAATAATAGATGCGGAATACTGCCATCTTTGATCCAAGAATTAACTTGCCTACGTTGTGCATCGTCTTTAAATACATAGTCGTCGACTGTTTTTGGTCTATATTTTTCTGTCCAAATTTCTATCATTAGTATCTACTCCCTAATTGTCCTGGATCATTGCTATTGGTGCATGCCAGGCTATGGTCGGTTGCATGCGGGCAACGTTTGTTACCGCATGTGGGGCATAAAATCATCTGTGACATAGTATATGGTATGCCTGATTCAGTTACACGATCTTTGTTACAATTATAGCAGTAACAGGCAACGTCTGCATGTTTTTTCTTGCCAAAAATAGCATCAAATCTATTGCCAAATTCTTCCTGGCCTATACTGAATGGTTTTGGCCTAGAACCTTTTCCGCCGCTCATTATACCAATTCCTCAACGACACCCAGCACTTCGGCTGCAATAAGTAACCAACCTGCTGCAGGTAGTCCCATCATAATCAATGATGTTCCTGCCATAATGCGGAGTACGCTTTTTGCAAGGCTGACATAAAAATGTCCACGGCTTGTATCTCGGGGTTGAATGTTAATCATGCTCTGAGACTTTCCATCATGATAATCTTTGCTAGGCTTTCTCCAAGATTGTCATCGTGGCTAATAATGTGTAAATGATTTTGGCTACGATCTTTTAACCTATCGTACTGTCTTGTTTCGACAACAGTTCCGCCATTGGCACGATAGATATTCAAACGTAATGGTTCTGAATTAAGCATTTCACCATCTGTGGCTATTGCAAGTCCCTTTCTTGAAACCGCGCCATTTCCAGCTTCGTCATAAGCACTATTAACCCAATTACGTAATTTAAGTTTTAACCAGTTCATGCGGTTAGTCCTTGTGCTAGTGCGGACATTTCGGCATCAGTCATAAAGAACTGATAAGTGGATGAAAAATCAACTTCTCCATCCTTCATACACTCTTGAATAAATTCAACGGCATTTAAATTATTTGGTGAAACACATTTCCAAGATTTGACACGTAGTCTGAACGCTTGATCTTCTTTAACTGTAAACTCTTTCATTTCTTTTTTCCTTCTGCTTCTGCTACACGTTTGCGTAGACTGCTACTACTAAATGAATGATCTCGACTGTTGTACACAATCTCAATCCTGCGTTTTAGACAAATTTCTTTACCTGTAAATTCTTTGTCTGCATACTCAACTCCTAGTATACGTACATCTATGGGCAAAGTCAATAGTATGTCTTCCAAGTCTTTTTCTGTTTGGTAGACAACTATTTCGTCCACGTATCTAGTGGCGCTGAGTGTGATTTGACGCTCTACAATACTTTGAATGGGAGCATTTTTAGTGCCCGGTCTATCAATAGTAGGATCAGTCTGTAATCCAGCAATCAAGTAATCACAGTGGTTTTTAACTTCAGCCAACATGGCAATGTGACCGGCATGCAGTAGGTCAAAAGTGGAAAATACTATTCCTATCTTTTTCCCGTCTTCTTTTAGTTGTTTAATTTTGTTGAATATCATAACACATAGTAAATTATGCGGTATGATATGTCAACAAATTTTATAGATTTAATCTGCTCGAACCACGTCGCTGGGTTTTTCGTCAGCCGACATTAATATGCAATTGTTATCTACACCATGCACTTTTAAAATAGTGCCATCCTCTTGTTCAATTTCATATTTGCGAGTCCAACGACCGTGTTCAATTAAAATCCACTCGCCTACACGAACATCTTTTTGGTCTGGACCAATGGCCCAAACTCGGCCCCATCTTGGTCTAATTCCTTGTGTTTTTCCATCATCAGAAGGAACATAAATTCCAGAAGCAGTTTTCTCCATACCAAAGTCCATGTTGCTGACTAGAATTTTATCACCAAGTGGTGTGACTTTGCCTGTTACTTTCATTGCTTGTCCTTTGAATTTTTGGTAGGAGCAACAACCGCAGGAGCAGATGCAGCTGGTTTGATAATTGTATCTATATTTTCCAAAACAAGCTCGTCTTGTTGTAGGGGCTGTTCGACAATTTTTTTAGGAATTTTATGATATTGAGCAGCTGCCTCTTCTCGTTTTTCAACGATTACCCCACCCGACCCTAATTTATCACCACGTGCATTTACACCTGCATTGCCCACTGCTGGGGTCAACTCGTGTTGCTGTGACAATTTGTTCATGTCAACCATTTTTCCCTGTGCTGATCTATATAATGTCATTTTGTTTTCCTTATTTTAAAAATTCTCGGATATCTAATCCAAATTTTAGAGAGTTAATCTTGTGGATACCTATAAGATATAGAACATAGGATGCCACGCTACTACCGCGACCCACACCCCAAAGTATATTATTTTCTCGCATAGTATCAACTAAATATTTAATATACTTCAATACTTCAATCATATCATACTGGTAAAACAGTTCTAATTCGTTAACTACCCTTTGATATTCTTCTTCGTTAGTGGTTTGATCTAGCAAAAACTCAACAATTTCAAAATTTTTATATTTGTCGGGCATGTTCCACAAATTTTGATTTTGTTTATCCCATGCATTGATATCATTATAATTTTCAATCATGGCTTGTAATCGTGGAATTTTATCTGCGTTAGTATCACAGGCGATATTGTATTTTTCAATATTGTCTATGTGGACGTTTCTTAAAGACGTTATTTTCCCAGAATACAGAGCAGCAAACGCTTCCTGTTCAGTTATAGATATTTCACCAACATTATTTTTTTTCACTCCGACCGCCCTTGATGACCTGAGGTTCGAATTTTGGCTCGCTGCTGAGATCTAAATCTTCCCATGTCATCAAGGAACCTACGCCAGTATCTAAATTGTCTTTGTTCCACCAATGTTCACCTGATAAGTCTAATCCAGTTTCTTCTGGATCTCTAATACAGTATTGTACATGATCACCTAAAATGCTGTCAATAGTTATATAGCCAATTTCAAAATAATCCAAAGTTATACTCTGAAATTTTCTAAATAAAACGCTGCCAACATAATAATCAGATGGTTCTATAGGATACTGTACTAGGTTGGTTTTGGAATTTTTTAATGATTCAAACAGTTCATTAGCAGAGCATATAAAGATGCTATTCTGTAAACACCCATCTACCAGTGTTCTCAATCTACGAAATCCAGTGGCTACTTCTACCGGATTTAATGGATCAATAGCCACTGTGACATTATATTGATTGGGAATAACAATGTCGCCTATCACAAGGGTGCATGAAAAACTAGTGGGCCAAACATAATGTTCCAATTCAGTCGACATTGATCAAATCCTCCAAGCCGCCGTCTTGTGTTTTTTTAGCCAAATCCTGTGTGGATTTGATCTGTCTGCGTTGTTGTTCCATTTTAAATGCATCTAAATTTAAAATTATTTGCTGTGCAGCGGAACCTTGTCCCAACCTAAGAGCTTGGTAGTATTTTCTTGTTAGGTCAAATATCTTATTTTCAAGATCTTGATCTTTTAACTTAGAGAGATCGGGTAATAGTGGATTAAACATTAAGAAGTTTTCATTATATAGCAAAGCGCGTAATAAGGCGGTAAATTGGCATTGGTTACATTGGTGCCAGTTGCACTTATTGTAATACCTGTCTGAACTGTGAGCATGGGTCCGCCATCACCTGCTCCCACTGCCTGTTCACTGCCCGAGAATACCGAGTCGCTTCCGGTCAATGATCCAGCATATGGCGGTTTTAATAGATATTTGTATGTATTGTCAGCATGGGTATGGCCAGGATCAGTTAGTGTGTGATTATGGTATGGTACTATAGCGTCTGCACTACCGCCAGTATCTGCTACATTATAATTCCCGCCAGCACCCACAACGAATCTGTCTCTCAAGTCAGGAGTGGGGTAGGTAGTACCGTTGGGCAATGTTATTGTTGTACCATCGCATAACTGCCATCCTGTGGGTATCGTTCCAATAGAACCATACCATAAAATGATAGATCCTGTGGGTAAAAATGAATTTAACGTATTTTGAAAAGCAGCTACGCCTCCGCCCAACGGCGGATTTGTAATTTTGACAGTGGCAGGCAAATTGTTACCTGAATCTGGTGTATAATATATTTTATTGTTGCCAACATCTATGCGTGTGACTGTAAATTCGGTTAATAAAATGTTTGAGAAAGTCGCGCCAACTAGAATTTTATCAATTGCAGTATTTGAAACAAAGTATGAGCCATTGCCATCCGTTCCGTAACTAACTCTGCCTACGCCGATTACATTTAAAAATAAGGGTACACTGCCTGCTCCGTCAGTACCGTCACTATTTTTACCTGTTATAACTAGGTCATTGTAGCCAACAATACTGGCGTATACTGAATTGGTATTACCTATCTTTAATGTGTTTAAAGCAGTTAGGGATTGTGTGGCAGTAACACTGGGAGCATTGATATTTAATGTTGTGGCTGCCAAGCCATCCATGTAAGCGTTCAAATTGCTCAATGCCTGCTGAATATTGGAAAAATTACTTCTAAAACCTTGACTAGGATTGTCTTGTCCTGGTTTAGGAAAACTGGGGTCTATATTGGTAATGTACTGGAGAGCTGAAGTCATAATATTGTTTTTAAA